TCAAAAAAGCATGGAATATCTCTCAATATTTTATTAAGGGATCTTCCAGATATATCTTCAGTTACTTTATGTAAAGGGCAAAAAAGTGACGGACGAAGATGTATGTTTAAGGCCATCCACAATGGATATTGTAGACATCACAAAGAACAAGGTGAAAAAATCAGGCAACGGGTTCTAACCAGTGAACCTGAACATACACACGGAAATGAAATAATGTTTCTTAAAAGTTGTCCAGCCTGTAATAAATATAAAGGGCTTATAGATATTAATCATATGATTAACAATGAGTAAATCTGACATTCTGCTATCATCTATAAATACATTTTACACCGAAGAGAAGAATAAAACTAAACTATTAAACATTCTAGATAAGACGACGGGAATATCTCTCCGTAATTTGGAATGGTTTATTACAAATTATGCAAAAAAACATAACACATCATACACGACCAAGGATGGTAAATTTTTCACCGTTCACTGTGCTTATAAGTCTAGCCTAGATGGATACAGTAAAAAATTATTTGACCCTTTTTGTAGGTCCACAAAATTTCCATATACAATCCCAGGAACATCTCATGAAATTCAAACGACACTTGCTCAGTTAAATTTCATCAAATGGTGTATCAAAAACAATATAATCGATTACATTAGTGATAACCGCGGATTTTTATTTAATAAGCAATTGACATAAATCCTTTTTCAAATGTGAAGGTTTGATACCCCGTATAATACATATTTAGGGAATATGTGTTTGAGGACACATCAACCGCTTGTCTGTACACCGGGTTTATAGGGGTTGTATCCAACTTTACTTCTATTGAGGTTTTGTCGGATTTAATTTCACTAAAATCAAAGTTTCCCGATGGTTCCACATTGATCGGATTCATCGAGAAACTATATGTATATATGTTCCTATAAGGTCTAGCTAATCTATTTCTTGATGGAACGAGATATTTATAATATATATGCCCCGTGTCTAAGAGATTTGGTAGTTTAAATCCATCTATAGATAATGACGTAGATTCCATTATGGGGTTAAAAATAGATTCTTGGTGTATGAAGGCTGCGTTAGATGAAAAATTGAATCTATTCTGATACGCATACGTTTCAGCATTTGACGCATTAAAACCCCATGCATCTGTTGATACATTTTCATCCTCAAATGATGTATTCCTGAGAAACCAATGTAAACATTTGACCGGAATGTTGGGTACAAGATTAGTCTTGATTGTATTTTCACCAATGACACTTATGGTAGAGGGGTGTTTTCTGACTAGATCTGTGATTAAAGTTTGTCTTTCCTTTAATAAAAAGTTTTTTTCTTCCACACTAACGGTAATCTCTTCGGTTATGATGTCAAATGAAGATATTTCTAAATTTTGGGTTGTGTTTGAGAAGAATGATTCCTTATGGAATTCCAGTTCAAATGTAAGTTTTTGTTTATACGCGGAACATAGGGGGAAGTATGGGCGATTTGGTTTATTTGAGGAATATTCATCACTGGCATATTTCCTCGAAAAGAAAAAGTGGAGGGGTATAACTATGTCGGCTTTACTTTGTGCGATCACGGGATTTGCCACGTCGGGAGTTTGATCATATCCTATATTTCTGTTTACAAGAAATCTATTGGCAACTTTCTCAGACATTTCTAAATACAGTTCATCGTATATAATTCCCCAATCGTCATGTATTTTTTCAATCTCCAGTTCGTCAACAAACATAGTGACACTTTTGAGTATGTGTCTACCCAACTGATCTGCGTAATTTTCTCCCGAACTTAGCGCTGGCATCGTGATACTCAACCACATGTTGCTCAATAAATCACCCATATTGGTTGGATTGAATTGAACTTTAACAGTTTCCCCGAATGGCCACCCAGCTATTTGTCCTTTATTGACAACTTGGTGACTTCTATGATATTTTCGAAACTCAGAGTGTTTTGGTGGAGCTTCGTAATTAAAGAAAGATTCTTCTGGGTCTTTGGAAAGCAGGTGGGTGTCCTGTTTTCCAATAGCATTGAGGGAAATCTTAGCAGCTTCACCCATACTTACTATTGTTTATATATTTTTAATATCCATTTTCCACATTGTGAGGTGACTGGTTTTCATTATACGTTCCAATTCTTCGTTTGCTTCTTTAGATTCCTTGAGGAGGGAAGCCACAGACTCTTCGGTATACTGCACAGTCTTGATGTTGAGGAGGTAGTCGTAGTTTCCCTCAATTTTTGGGAACGTCTGGGACATCTCAGCCTCCAAGTCCTTCTTCTTTTTTTTGAAGACCACCAGGTCCCCCTCTATGACCATGGAGACAAACTTGGCGCGGTGACCACACATCACAGCCCTCTTTTGTAACACATCTACAAGGTGTGCCTTTCGCTTCTTGTAGTGTTCCAAACGGAGTTCCACAAAGTCTTTGAGAATCTCTTCAGCATTCGCATACTTGTGGATGCCCCGAGTCGGGTGGAAGAGGTGCATGTTCGATGTGTGGAATGTCTTCTTCATCTTGAGGTCCTTCACCAAGTCCTTCCCAGTGTAGCCAAAAATCTCAAAATCCACATCCTCCGTGGTGCTGTTGTTCGTGTAGCTGTTGATCATCTTCTTTTCCACGAGTGTGTCCAGGTACTCCTTGTAGTCTTGGGTCCACCTCCCGGGTGGAAGCTCTGTGACTTTGAGTCTGGAACCAGTGTCCCTGTAAATACCCTCTGTGATCCAGAGACCCGCGTCATCCTTATAGACCCGTCCCTTGAAACCCCTAAACCACGGTTTCATCTCGATGAGGTCTTCACCTTCCAAAGTTCTCTTGATGTTCTCCTTGATATCTTTGGGGTTGAATGGAGGTACGTAGCAACTGAAACCCGTACCGATACCCTCCGTTCCATTCACGAGAACCATAGGTAAGGTGGGCATGTAAAAGTCTGGTTCGATGGGGCGTCCATCATCGTCGAGGTAGTTGAGAACTGCATCATCCTTGGGATCGAAGAGTTTCCGGGCCTCCTTGGTCAACTTGGTGAAGATGTACCTCGTCTGGGATGCATCCTTCCCACCCATCAACCTGGTTCCGAACTGACCACATGGTTCGAGGAGGTTGATGTTGTTGGATCCAGTGTAGTCGTTCGCCAACTTGACGATTGTATCTGCGAGGGAGACTTCACCGTGGTGGTAGGCACTCTTTTCAGCCACATAGGCTGCCAACTGTGCCACCTTCATCTCATCCTTGAGGTTCTTCTGGAAACAGGAATACATAACCTTCCGCTGAGAGGGTTTGAGACCATCGGCCACGTGGGCGATTGATCGCTTCAGGTCTGCGAGACTGAAGTTCACCAGATCCTTGTGAACAAAGTCTGTGATGTCAAGTTGCTTCACGTTTCCATAGGGAACCTCAAGTTCCGAAGCCTCCTTGGCTGTGCTGTCTAGGAGCCAGGTCTTCCGTGAATCAGCCATCTTCTTGTCAAACGCAAGAACGATCGACGTGTCAGTCATCACATCCATGTCAAACTTGACTGTGAGATCCTGAATCTTCTTGAAGTATTCCCTCGCTTCCACAGATGTTGAGGTACCCAAACCCTTGTAGTACTTGATTTTCCACCCAGCCTTCCCAGAACCATACCAACTTCTGAAAGCTGAATCAGTGTAAAAAGACATAGTCTCCGAACCCTTGGTGGCCTTGATGATTGGGGTCACCATAGAGACGACAAACCCCAATTTGAGGAGACTTGGCCAGAAGTAGTGGATCATGTTTAGGATGAGACCCTTGATGTGGGACCCATCGTTATCTGCATCAGTCATGATCATGAGCCTCCCATAGCGGAGTTCGGACACATCCTTGTAGTCCTTACCCTGTTGGAGACCCAAAATCTTCTTGAGATCGTTGAACTCCTGGTTCGATGAGAGTTGAGCCACAGAGACATCCCTCACATTCTTACACTTCCCACGGAGGGGGAAGACCCCATAGTGGTCCCTTCCAACCACAGAGAGACCCGCGACCGCCAAGGTCTTCGCTGAATCACCCTCTGTCACGATGAGTGTACATTTCCCAGACTGTGCGGTG